CCCATTCGTGAGGGGTATATCGCCCACTGATATCATCGATAACTATCAGATTGTCTAACGTATCTATACCACTAACAATAATTCCTGTCTCGTCGCTTGTCCTTTTCGATGATACCGCTGGGTCAATAGCAACAACAATCCGCTTGTATGGTCCTAGTTTGCGTGGCTCTCTTGCCTTATCGAGCATCTTAAATGTCCATAACGCACCCTGGACATCTGATAACCAATTACCCATAAAAATATTGTCATATTTTCGAGGGTTCGATTCTTTCATTTCTTCGGCCATATTTACAAATGAATCGTCAAGATTATTTAAGTTGTCGAGATACGATGATTTGATATAAAGGGTGTCGGTGCGCCTTCGATTGCCCCTATCATCATAAAATCGCTTAAATATCCAATGCCCCTTATCGATAGGATTCAAAACAATCACTATTAGATTCTTTCTATGCTTTGTTCGTATAGAAAAATCGACCCTCTCAAACAAATCATGATCTGCACATTCTTGTGCCTCTTCGAGTACTAGTATATTGACGTTGTTCGCGGATTTTAAGGCAGAATTAGCTGTATTTGAAGAAGGTTTTAATCCTCGATATATAATTTCTGAATTTGTTATTTTATTAATCACCTCGCTTTTAGTAGAAATAAACGAATCTTCATTACCCAACCATTCCGCTTTTTCCCTAAATTCAGGGATGATCGATGTCCCTGCCGATGCCATTGTGTACCGTGTAAATAATATCTTATTTTTTGCATCAAACGTTAAATGGTTAAGAAAGGTACTAAGAGCAACAGATTTACCGCTTCCCCTGCCCCCTTCCATAAGAACATAGCGTATATTGTCGTCCGCTATGACCTTGAACAACGGCTTATATTTGCTACTTAGATTTATTACGTTTTCCCCCATTTTGTTTTAAATTTTAGGTGGCTTAACCTTCGGCATCGGCGGGTCATTGAAAATTATTTGAGGCCTTGAATTGAGATTCAAACTTCCGCTCTGTTCTACTTCTTGCTTTTCGACGTAACCCCTCTTTTTCCCTTGTGTTTTTAAAAAGAAAATAATACACGTGTTGTCGCCAGCCTTAATATTCGACAGCAACTTATCTTCTGCAAGATCAAGTGCTGTCTCTTTAGCTGATTGCTGTTCTTTCGCAAGCTCTTCTGACTTTTGGATTCGGCTATATACTGCTTGACGCGACACGCCCAATTTTATAGCGGCCTTGGATACGATACCCCCTGTATTTTGAAATGCCTCTATTATTTTTTTGTTAGTTATTCCCATTTTTTCCCCTTTTTTATGTGTAAACTTTGTCAACTTAATTTTTTTATATTTGCTCATATCTTTTTTTATTAATTTCCCCTCAAAAAACACTTATATTTTTTATTAAAATAGTGAAAAGTTTTTTATAATTTTTTAATTTCTTCATTTAAAAATTTAGGTACAGCAAACCTCCATTTGACGATATGATGTATCCGTTTGTTTTTAACGCCCATTCTCGCAATGCCAACACACGACGGGGCATATATCACAGAATAAAACGACTTAACATAAGTGCCTAAGTCTAAATATATATCAGTCAGCCCCCCTTCGTTAGCCTGTGTCTGTAATTGGTTAAGTCTAATGCCTCCATAGGTATAAAATAAGTGCCCTCGCATTCCCATCATAACGTAAGTATTAACATCCTCATTGATACGGCCCGAAAATTTAAAGGGTCGATCTGTTGCACAAAAAAAGCTATTCATCGCCTTTCGGCTCATTTTATTTCTTAAATATAGCTTAGAAACCGTTGAATTAACCCCACCAATAAAATCACCCCCTTGCGCGAATGCTATCGTTGTAATTTTTGTGCTTTTTAAAAAATTTAAAAATATTTTAAAAATTACATCCATTTTAATTATTTTAGTTTTTTTAGTTATGTATTGAAATTGAGAATTAAAAGTATAATCGAAGGATGAATAGTCGTCGTCCAGTTGTAAAAAATATTTGATCCCCATTTTTTTGGCAATTTCAAAATTAATGTTACGAGCAAATACAACAGAATTACGCTTCCTGAAATTATCGCCACTATCTGTTATTTCGATAGCTTTCTTTTTAGAAAATACAACAACTTGGCTTTTATATTTTTTTTTATATTCGTTAATTTCTGCGTCTTCATCGTCAACTAAGATATAGATTAAGCCTGTGTACCCGCATCTACGCAATGTATTATACGTTATTACCCTATTAGCCCTGCCATTAGATAATATAAAAACCGCAAAATCATTCAGCATTATCGTTCTCGTACTGAGCTAATATACTTTCGTTCATAGTCACGTATCCTTGTTCAATCGCTTTATTAAAGTCGATTATGACCAAAGTTAAATCCTCCATCAATGATTGCACCTCGTTATTAGAATGTGCGTAATATTCCGCGATTAATTCATAATCGAACATCAAGTGCCTTTCCGCCGCCAAAATTAAAAAATCCCTCTCTTTTTTAGGTATTTTTGATCTATTAATTTTTTCGACTAAAACATCCCTTTTTTCGGTCGCACATAATGTATCTAAGCCAGGCTTAACTACCATCGTGGGGTTATACGTAGGTGTTTCTATTTTTTCGGTGTATTTATCTTGGTCATGAGCCGTAAACCCGAATTCAGAATCTTCGAACCCCCATGCCTTTAAATTGCCCGTATCAAAATTATTAGCGAGCATATCCCAGTCCCACTCGCCTGTATTCTTGTTAGACCGTATCAGATATTCATCAAATTCCTCTTTAGTGAACTCACGGTTAGGCACACGTACATCTACGACATAATCCGCCCCTTTTATTTCTTCTAATATTTTTAACCGTTGATGCCCAGCAACGATTGTATTGTCTGTGTTAATTAGTGCTATTTCAGCATAATTAAATTTGATAATGCTCTTTTTTAGGTCGCTATATTGCTTTTTAGTTAGCTGTCTCGGGTTGTAATCGCACCCCTTTAACTCTGAAATTTTACGTTTTTCTGTTTTGAACTCTATTTTTTTAGTCATTTTTACCCCTCTAAATTAAATTCTATCACCCTGGTCTATGATGCCCTATGCCATGACTCAGCCAATCTGAATTACTTAACGTTCTGTACACCTTCTTGTTATTTTTTAATTTTCTCACATCGAGTTTGTTTTTTCTGATAATTACGATCATTTTTTCTTTAAATGACACAGGATCATAATTAAAATTATTTCCGTGGCTTATTTTCATTACCCCCCCTTTTTTTTTACTTATTTAAAGTCGATTTTTTCGTATTCCTTGTCTTCTATGGTATACGAAAAATTATACCCGTTCTTTTCAAATGTCGCGGGCGATACAGTTTTACCGTGATAATGGCCAGATCGAATACACGCAATCACACGATTAAGAACTGTCGCCATGCCCTCACCAGTCTTTAATGCTAATTTAATGTTAATTTCCGTTGCTTTCATTTTAAATTAAGCCGACCCGTCGCATTCTTTAATTATAGGAATTCTATTATACGGACCAGAACTGCTTTTATGCCTTAAAAATTGACCTCTACTACGGTAAAATTTAACGTAATGACCTGATATAGGGTGTTTTACTTGTACAAGGTCTTGATTTACAAGCGCCAACAACTCGTGAGGGACTTGTATACCATATTTTTCATACTCCATTTTTTGTTTTTTCCTTGTTAAGTAAAAGTCATAAGGACCAAACACAAGCCAAAAAAACATACAAAATAGATGCAAAGGAAGAAAAGGTCCCCAAAACAAAATTGTTATATAAATCCATGACCAATCAATGATCTTTAACATTTTTAATGAAATTAAAAATATTGTCCCAGTTATTGGTAGATATGTCACAGAATAAATCTTTTCTATGTTGTAGCTTAATGTAGGCCACCCCCTCAAAACTGGTATTTCGTCGTTGAAATATGTCAATAGTACCCAAGCAATAAAAATAAATACGGGCAAACAAATCGCAAAGCCAATACTGGATAAGGAAAGGGGTTGAGTACAAAGGTTATTGATAAATTCTATCATTTACTGCTCCTTTTTGTTTTTTTTCAGTTGTACTTGCAAATGTCTCATCCATATACAAATCCATATTCCATGTTTCTTTTCCTGGGTCTCTAAAATTCTTGACTAAAAATTCCATTCTCTCTTTAACCATAGCAATGTCTTTTTTTATGTCATATAAACCATCGATATCTCCAACTCTCACACCTAAGGCATGATTTAAGGGGTCTTCATTTTTATTTTCCTCAAGTAGATAATTTCTGACAACATCAGATAAGTTAAATTCCAAGCTCGGAGGGGATATTTCGTTACGGTTAACAGCTTTTATTATGCTTTCTAGCGCTACAAAAGGGATTTGTTCTAGTTCAATATAATTAAAATAAGATGATATTACTTGTGATTTAAATTTAGTCATTTACTGCTCCTTTTGTTTTTTTCCTGCTGTAATTATGATCTCGATATGAG